AGATAAGCCCCAAGTACCATATATGCCTTGAAACTGGTCAGTCCCAGAAACAGGATAAAACTCGTTCCCATAAAGAAATGGGACTTTAAGCTCAGTCATTGTAGTCTCCGAGATATCCATACGAACATGAGGCAAATTAGTACAGCTAGCCGGATTAGAATTTCGTCGATATTTTGTATTAGTACCTGTCTGACAACTTCCATATTGGAAAGTCGAGGCTAAAACACCTTGATGGAAAGGGCTAGCTGCAACCTGCACTATAAAAACAATAGTAAACTTTATACCATAAGCCCCTGACAGGCGTTGCGTCCATTGAGGGAACCATGTGGTTAAATTGGAAAAAGTAACATCTAACCCAGCCTGGCTAAAATTAATACTACCGTTGGCAAGTGTGTTCACTATAACCAAACGAGGACGTTCAAAGTAAGACTTCAAGTCCTGTAAAGCTACATCTCTATTCAAATAAACTGAATACTCAAATGGGCTGAGCGCGGTTACAGCTTCGCACGCCTCATTAGCATATTGCGTAACACCACGGTCATCGGCAACACCGTCAACCCCAATACCTGCCACCAAATCTGAACAATGTTCAGTATCTCCTAAGAGATTTACATCTTGTCTAGTTGAAGCAAGTCAATTTACGACTTAGGAGTGACTCAACTCCTAAGAAGGTGTCTTACCTTCTCTGGCTTTGAGGTGCGCCTGAGTAGTAAGGTTAAAACCAACACCTTTTGGAGAACACCCTGTCCTTAATGTGAGTTAAAAGTTGAAGACTTGATTTAACCCCCACAGAAAGCGTATATGTGAACTCCTCAAAAACCCGGACTATCTCGCTCTGCAGTAAAAGCAAAATAAGCCCGATGGTCGGAAACGTCAAGTAAAGGTACATAACTGTACCTTTTCAGATATGGCATCAACAAACTGACACCCTTAAGAAAGACCTCTTTTCCATGCAATGAAAGCTCACAGAAATTATTCTCAGCCATGCCACAAATTGTTTCTCTGGTATACTTATAGTCCCCCTTGTTAATCCAATACATATTACAAAGGCATGACTGTAGCCTAATTGGCCCTACGATCTTGCCGTCAACAGTCTTGAACTTCCTTTGAAGGAATATAACGTCATCGATACCGACGTATGGCTTCAATTCCTCACCCTTCCGGCCAGCTGTGTACGTCATGCGGAAATCCTCCTGCAAGACCTTAGCAACCGTGACCTGGTTAAAACGATCAACTACCTTGTCGTTAGCACAACAAAGGTTGTCGTCGCCTTGTGTAGCTGCTGAGCAATTGTCCCAAAAGTCGTAGTTCCCAGTGAGCTTAATGTAAGCATAAACAAGACAGCTCATGGAAACCATGGAATTGATGAAACCAGTCAGGAAATGTCCACTGGGCAATGACTTCTGCCACTCAATAACATGCGTGGACATAGCACCTTCACCTACAACATGACGACTCTTAACCAAATCGAGGAAAAGTATGGTACGGATGTTGCAGTCTTCATCAGAGGCACCTCGATAGTGGTACCAAGAATTGATGAACTGTAGACAACTCCACAACATTTGGGGCTGTTCCGAGGAGTCAAAGCCCTTAAAGTCGCCGTCCCAGACTTTATTTCCAGGACGCAAGATAAAATTATGAAGCCATTCCCAATCAGCGTAGGGGTTTATGCCGGTGCACATGCCATGTTCACGAAACTTGGACAGTGCCGCAGCAACAATCTCACCGAAATACATCCGACACAACACATAATAATGTATTGACGTGCCAGAAATGTATCTGGCAGCTTTCCCAGGGGCTCTGACTTCATCCTTAAGAAAGCCCCGGACAACGAACCACGGACGTTTACCCGCCTGCAACAACCCCTGAAGATTGATAATTTCGGTCCTAAACTTTTGAAACTTAGGGCCTGTAATATCATATTCTTCATCATTGCCAACAATGAAGGTCTTGTCCTTGTGCTCAACACATAAGGGTAACCCAACAGAAGTTTTGCGCGGGATGGATGCCACCCCAGCACGCCCAATGACAGCTTCTTCAACAGACCACACATCGCCACGCATACAGGTCGTAGCACCTGAAAATGGCCTCATAGCCACAAAGACCGCACTTGAAAAAGAGGCGGTATCAATGGCCATGGGAGGTACACTGTAAGGCCTTAAAGCCTCAACCATCGGACAAACTCGTTCTTCTCCAACATAATATGGACTGAGTCTGACAGGTTTACTATTGTACCCTGGGACTAGCTCCTCAAATGCTTTGTCATCATAAAGAACAGTGGGCACCAAATTTGTGCGCACGGGCATGCTGATAGGACATGAAACAATTCCTGAACACTCAAAGGAACCCATGTCTCTACGTAACAAATCCGCATCGACACAATTGCCTTTGCAGTCGATCTGCTTCAAAGGACAGACAGTGTCAGTCCCAATAGGCATGTCGTGTTCTTCATTGACCTGGAACTTAACAGGCACATCAAGGCCAGCTTCCAACACAGTGGTTCGATAATCCAACTCTTCAACCAAAGGATCTCCATACTCATGGCGCATTCGGCGCAAGTAAGGCTCAAGCAATTCCTGAGTCAAAACCTGAGCGTAACCTTCTTGATAAGAGGGTCGTCCGCCGACATGTAATCCACATATCACGCGATTGTTGAAACTTCCTCCATTTGTCACAGAGAGAATGCCTCCACAATCACCTGACCTGGTGGCCGCTTTATAAACGAACCACCTAGTGTGGTCAACACACAAAGAGCCGGAGCCCATCCGAAGATGCCCGACATCAAACTTACCACAAACGGTGGTAGTAGTATGTACCAGAGGATCTGACCGCATACTACCAACGGGCCTAATGTCCCCTGAATCCATACGCATTTGCATGCCAGACACAGAGCGCAAATCACTCTCCTTAAGAATAAGGTGAGTAATACGGCTCTTGTAACTCAGAAGTTTAGCTTTGCCAATACAAAGATCAGCATCGTCAACCCTATAGCGCGGCCACTTCAAAAACTCAGCTACCGTAAGGTCGATATCGTCTCCCGGTTTATAAAGGTTTTTGAGTGTAGCGCGGGTGTCATTAAAAATCCGTCCGTCAGCAAGTGCTTCTTTAATTTTCCCAATATAATGACTGGGATAGCAAAAATAGTCCTGCTGCAGGAAAAGAATCTGACCAAGAACGAAGCAATCGCCTTCACCAATGAGCAGCTTATAAGTGTTTTTAAACACTTTAATAGAGGCTGACTCAGCTGTCTGACTCTGGAAAGTCGCAATTTTCATAGCGCTGGCCGTCGCCAGATTACTCTGTTGCTCCACATCAAAGCCAAATAATCTTTTGATAAAGCGAAACAACGCCTTGATCATATCAACGAGCAAGCGAACCAGCGTGTAAGACAACACAAACGCAAACACCAAAGGTGCTACGCCCACAGCCATAGCTGTCATAAAGGTCTTCACAAAAGTGAAGAAACAATTGACACATTGCAAGATGAATTTCAACTTATCCTTAATAAAGGAGTGCACTTTAGCACTGAACGGTTTCACATCCTCAGGCGCAGTAACAGTATCGGCGACGGAAGCAGCATAGACTAACTCATCGAAGCGATCTGGTGGCCTCACTCGGACATGTCCCGACTCAGTCTCAACGATATCTGAGCACTGTTCATACTCAGTCTGTTGAGCAGCTTCTGAAATCCAATCCTCAACACGTGAAGTGCCTGCAGGTAAAGGCTCCATACCAACAACGGGACACTCACCGGACTGCAAGCCCACCATTTCCTTCAATCTGGAAATCTCGTCTTCCGAAGCAGGGGATGCTTTAAGCATAGCGTCACACATGTCCATAGACATAGTGTGTGAACTTGCTCTTTCCTTGAGAATCTGAACAGATTCAAGGATAAGTTTTATAAAGGGCATGCCTGTACCAGGTTTGGGTTCAGGAAAATTAACTCCTGGGGCCCAACTGGCAGGAAATAACTCCCAAATGTGCCACGGAAACAATGTCAAGACATTGTCTTTGGTACACTTGGCAAGTTCCTGCTGAAACTTGTAATAATCAAGCTTCGTTGTGCCATCCAACCTGTAATCTGGCCTGACACACACCTCATAGTGTACATCAACCCTTCTGACGAGAGCTTGAGGACAAAGCAATAGCTCATTTGCCCCTGCTTGGCCGGGTGACTGCAAATTGGTCGTCATCATAATGACCTTGGACGAAAATGGAAACATACCCTTATTATCACAAGCTGCCATGTTACACAAAGTAGTGAAACATGAATAGAACGTCATAAGGTCTGTGAAGCCATTTCCTCCATCGTTGGCCGTAGCTTTCTTAAGCATATAATCGTCCATAAGGTAAACAGGCTGGCCACAGTAACCATCCATATACTCAGTATTGAAAGGTTTGACAAAAATCAACCTGGCTGCATCGATAGCCTGAGCCATACTTATTTCACCGGACTGGACCATAAGAGCATTTACAAGGGCCTGAACCATAAGGGTCTTACCAACTCCAGGAGCGCCGTACATCACGAGACTCAAAGGCAACGGTTTATAACCAGTGCCCTCTCCCGCAAGTGCGCGTAATGGAGTAATAAGCTTCTGTAAAGTGCGAATGGCACTTTCAAACTCCCTGTTTAGTGCCGGTTCCCAACGATATATCTCTTGGTACTTCCGAATGGTATGATACAGGTGGAGCAATTTACTCAAGCGCGCTGACACAGTTGGGGCACATCCTCCGTTCATTTCTCCTTGCTCAAGCAGTATGACCTCATGCAAGGCAGTATCAATCTCCTTCGAATACATTTCAATGAAACGCATTGCTGGTAAGGAGAAGTATGATCGGATGACATTGACACCACGCTCTAAAAGTTGAATAACCAACTTAAGCGTGTCTTCATAACCAGCAGAAACGCGCGTCTGCATGGCCATCTTGTTGCTGACAACCTCAACCAAATGATCACTGAAACCATTACGTTTCACATCATTTTTAATGGCAGTGCCAACAGCAAGCAAAGATACGGCTCGGCTCAAGAAGCCAATAATTTCAAGCCCGGATTGTAATTGAATAACCTCGTTAATGACTGGGTTATCAATTCTTGTTGACACTATACCTGAAAACATATCACAGATAGTTTTCCAAGAAGCCTCAACAAAAAATCCCGACGCAACAGTAACAACAACCTTCACAAGAAAGTGTGGTGTATTGCGCTCGAGAATCCAAAGCAAAAACGAAAGTATTGCAGCTTTCACAAGCAATCTTGGCATGTTCTGGCAGAAAGAATCAAACAATGCCTTGATTTGTGTTTTTGCTACGTCTATGGTGCTTGCAGCACCATCGACGATGTTTTCAAGTTTATCGGCTATATCGCCTACTTTCTCAGAAACTTGATTAAATCCCTTAAAGTTAGGAATGTAATCAGTCCAAGCTTGAAGATCTATATCCTCTTCGTAATGAAGTAGGAATTTAGCTCTTCTTCTCTCAACAACTTCCTGTGCACGCTCCTGCTTAGTCCGCATAAACTTGAGCTTCTGCTTAGCACACTCTCGTTGTATTTCCTCTCTTATAGCCCTCCGACGCAGCTTTTCCTCTCTTTTCTTCCATTGCTCGCTACTGTATGAACAGGGAACCTGTTCAAAACGAACTTTGGTCGAAACATATCGGCAATGATAAACACGAGGTTCACAAGCCAGTGGAGATTTCTTAGAAATCTCATTTCGCTTCCTCAAAAGGAAGCCAGAACAGGGTGTCCCCTGTACTGGAGCATGGACAAAGGTTTGTTGTTTGTCCATATGTGGTTGGAAGGCACAGCGCCAGTTTAATAAAAAAGGGTTTCGTGCTAATATAGTCCCTCACAGAACCTAATGTCTCCTTCGCACAAGGAAGACATGGACGTTTTAACATACGTCTAGAAGATACTTTCTGACTAAGTCAAAATTCATAGTAAGGACGAGCACTCCAGCTCCAGCCCAGCTACTTCAAGATTCTGGCGCCATAATAGTATAATCACTCAAGAATGAATGCCAGTTTTTCCATAAAACTGGCAAAACCAGGAGCTATCAAAGCTAAATAATGGTACAGATGTGGCAGATTGTAGTACGTAGACACAACGCCAAAAATAACTCACAACTCTCAAAATACTCTCATATTCGGTTCCTCTTAAGTGATAACTTGCGCTTCTCGATGCTGGGGATATCAAGCCCCCTCTACTTACAAATAGGTGTTATCCAAGTGTAAAGAGAGCTTACAGCCTTAATCATGGTGTTACCCACGAAGTTAAAGCCCGGATACTGCCGGAGACAGGCAAAAAGTTATGTATGGT